ATGCAAAGCTCGAAAAGCTTCATGCATATTAAGTCGAGCACACTCTGCCTTTTCAGCTCGTACACGACATAACCTATCATTGAGATCTTCAACAATCTTTTCAGCTGTTGTCACTTCACTCATAGCAATACCTTCCCATTTATCCTGCGTAGGCGAATACGTAAAAGTTATTTTGCGTGTCATAAGGAGACACATCCTCATCGGTGACAAGCTCACCATCTTCACTTGATTCAAGATAATGCCATGCGCCGCGGCGGCCATAGCGACCAATAATACTTATGCCTGTAATATCAGCCAAAGTATTCCAAATGTATCTACCACCAGGCGACTGACATGTACCAGCTTGAAGTGTTAAACCAAACACCTTAATAATTTTTGCATACACCTTTGGTGCAATACCAAAGCCACGATATTTGCGATCAGTGCGCACCATATCTACATGGTATGCTCCAGTGTATGATCGACTTAAAGAAACTTCCATTGCTAGTTTATAACCATATCGATTGTAATCTTTTGGATTAATCACGAAAATTTCAATGTCATCATCTTGGATAGCGTCAGTATCGTAATAAGTAAGAATTTCCAAACCTTTAATACGACCAACGATTTGGTACTCATCTTCGTCGAGCTCAATACGACCAAGATTATGATTTTTTGGATAGTCAATGCGGTGCATTAAAGTGACTCCCTCACCATTTCCATATGTTGATATGATTTGTACCAAGACTCAGGTGACCGAGGCTGAGGTATACTAAGCTTGAGTTTTCTTTTCTTAAACTCACCTTTGAGTAGCTTAGCCATTTCGGTACCCATAAACCTTGATACTAATTTTAACAAATTAATGCGAAATTGTACACCATGGTGCATGCTATTGCGGGTCTGATGAGCAAGCTCATGGATGAGTGTATACTCGTCAAGTCCACACTTGCTTAGCTCGATTCTACCGCCAGGGAATGACATACCACCATAACTCGTAAGTCGTGTGTTAAGCTCTAGCCTACACTTCTTACCGCCTGTAAGTTGTTCCCAAAGCTTTGAACGAGTGATTTGTTTGAATCGTTGCTCAGCTTCTTTAATATCTTTAAACTTTTTGATATTTGCTTTTTTGATAAAAGAAAACTCAGAGTCGTACACCTTACTGATTTCTGAGTCAGTATTAGCACGTCGACCTAGGCGACTTACCTTTACTTTGCGACGATAATACTCGGCATACCTATCAATTACATAAGGATGCATGCCAAGTTTTTTGCATTTAGCAATGAGTGAATCACTGAGACCAGCGTAAATATACATAAGATTCCTTATACGTACTTATACTTTCTATCATCATGAATGTAAACGTCAAAGCGCTTAGCATTAGCAAGACCACCAACTAAGTCACCAAACCAAGTGTAGCTGCGGCCATTGACCTTTTCAATTGCTTCACGGCCTTTAACACGGACGCGTCGGTATGTTTTGACCTTAAGCTTTCGAACAATATCCCAATCGCCAAGATCTTCCCATTGAACATTATTGTTCATTACTTTAACACTACGCTTGATAGCATTAAGGATTTCCATATCTACACACGATTGTGGATCTAAAGAACATACGTAGCTAGGACTTCTACCTTCACGAACTTCCATTACTTTTCTCCATCTAAAAGGTCTTCAAGGTTCTGAATTACTCGGTTGAGTTCATTACGGAACTCGAGTGTCTTTTTCAATTGGTTAAACAACTGCAAACGAGTAGGGTGGCGTTCCGGCGGTTGATGACCAATAGTTATAAAATCATTTTCGCGAAAACTATACTGCTTGACACCAGTAATATCAATACGATCTTCTAGCCAATCATAATTGCTCATTAATAGATCACCTCGTTTTCTTCTGCGATGCCATCGAGCAAAGACTCGATAGTCACATCGTAAGGATTAGAACTACCGGTGCAATCGAATACACCATAGGCATCACCTTGTTGATACTGATCAGGAAATTCTTCCCGCATTATCAAACGAAGTTGCTCAGCAGCATCTTCAATTTGCTGCTTGAGTTCACACATTTCTTCAAAAGAGTCTTGCTTAGACATTAGAGTACCTTCAATTTGTTGAAACCATCAAAAGAAACTAACCAATATGCATGTTCACCATCATGAGTTTCGATGATATCACCAATACTCGTAGAGTGACCACGATCAATTCGAAGTACACGATCTTCGTCACCCCAATGATTGGTCAGAGCGAAGACATGGTTCAAATCGTCAGCATCTACACGAAAGACTGGAGTGTAGTGCTCGAAGTCACCTGGTAAATAGTTATCGTCGAACGCGATACGTGAAGGTGCTTCTCGCTTGTTTTGAACCTGATGTACAGTGAATGTTGCCATAAGAGTTTCCTTTGCTATTCCCTATTTGATGGTACCATTCTACACCGTTTGAGGCCATTTGTACAATAAAACAAACCCTTACAAAACAACTACTTACGTGATCCATCATATAAGTTATTGATTTGTAAGGGATTAAAAAAACTGTTAATTTTTAACAATTTTAAGTTATTGATCTGTAAAGGTTTTTTCCAGCATTCCATGGTTTCCAGAGTGATCCGGGCCTTTCCAGCCGTCTGGTTTGACCAAATCTGGCATCCCGAGGGGGTTCGGGCGGCTTGGTTTGACCCCTCGTTCTTTAGACATGTTAGCTCGATGGACGTCATCCCAAGCTTTATAGGCGTCAATACCAAAGGCATCTAGGGTTCCAATAGCAATAACACATACATCAATTAACCCATCGACGATTTCTTCAGCATCTCGACCATTGACTGCTAGAGAAGTCTCATTGTATTCTTCATAAAGAAACTTTAAACGAAAATCCAGAAACTGTTGGAGTCTTTCAGGGTTTTGTTTTACCCAATCATGTACTCCATACTTCTTGTGCATTTCATTAATATCTGCTACCCAATCTTTACTCATTGTGCTAATACCTCTTCAAACATTTTTCTTGGAGATAAGTCTAGTCCTTTTGCTTTTCTCTTCAACATTTTCATTCTTTTCTTTGCTAGGTTCATATGATATGTTGAAGCTTTCTTAGTAAAGTCAGTCCCATCCAAATGATCTAACTCATGTTGAAAACACCGAGCAGTTAATCCTGCAAGTGTTTTTGTTTGTATTTGACCAAGCTCATCAGTATAACGTACTCTTACCTCCACTGGTCTTTTTATTCTAACATACAATCCTGGATATGTCAAACAGCCTTCTTCCATAAGAACAGTAGTATTACTATAGTTTACAATTTTTGGATTAAAGCATACTAAACTAGGATCACCTGCAATAATAAAAACACGATAAGGTAAACCAATTTGATTTGCTGACAATCCAATACCTTTATATTCGTTAAGGTGCTCAAGTAAAGTCTGTGCAATTACAACTGGATCTTCGGGTGGATTAGCAAAGTCAAATAGTTCAACTGGATTGTTGAGAATTGCCTCGTTAGCTGGAACTAATTTATTCATCGATGGGTTCTGCCTCTATAACTCGATATAGATCTTCTTTAAGCTTCAATGTTTTCTTAGCAAAATCTGCTGCGTCTTCTTCGTCAAGAAAAACTCGATCAACTCTTTTAGTTTTACTTAACTTCATATCAATGACTGGATGCCAGTCAGATGACTCGGTAGTGAGTCGTGTTTCAAGTTTGCACGCCATTGTTTTCTCCTATGCTGCTATTTGAGAAAAGTTCTTAGTCTTTTCAAATTTAATATTGCTATGGAACTTATCAAACAACTGATCACCTTTATGGCTAATAACAAATACGTTGGTGTCATTTAATTGTGTAATAAGTTTCATAAATTCATCTGTTCCAGTATTATCCAGTGAGCTGTCAAATACTTCATCCATAATAAGTAAGTTAGTAGAAACCGAGTTGCGTAATTTTGCTACAGATCTCCAAGTAAAGAGAAGTGCTAAATCAATACGCATTTTCTCACCTTCACTAAAAGAATCATATGTAAACTCGTCTCTAAATCTTGATTTGATACTTTCATTGAAGTTCTCATCTAAGTTAAACTGAACAAAGAACTCCATTGCTGCAAGATACTTATTCATAAGTTTATTTATGATAGGTATGTACTGCTTAATAATTTTAGCTTTAATACCACCATCTTTGAGAAGATTGCTTGCAATGTCAAATCTTTCTTTTTCAATAAGTAATTGCTCATGCTCGCCTTGTATTTGCTTTAATGAATTCTTGAGCTCATTAAGCTTTTCTACTGAGTTATCTTCAACCAATGGCTGTTCTATCAATGAATCATTAAGTTCTCTTATGTTATTTGTATGAGACATTATCTCACCATTAATGTTCATCACAACTTGATTGAGCTCGTTAATTTCATTTTGTACTTGAGTAATTTTATCTAGGCGAGTTTCTACTTCATTAAAGTGATCTTTCATTTGACCAATTGCTGACTCAATTTCTGTTTGTTTATTCTGTTGATCGCAGATATGATTTTCTTTAAAGGCAGAATCAATGTCTTGCTGACACGTTGGACATTCATCATTATTTTTAAAGAACTCGATCGATTGTTGTATATTAGACACTTTAAAGTTGAGTTGATTTTTAAGATCATTAAGATTACTTTGCTTTTTCTTAATAGATTCTTTATCTGAAATACTTTGAGTTAATTCACTAATGTGATTCATCTTACCTTCACAAGCAAATTTGAGATCAGATATTTTTTCTTCTAGTTCTTTAATTTTATTTTCTTTATTTTGACGATCTGACTTTTTAATTGACATAATCTCGTTCATATGCTTTTTAGTCAAACCAATATTTTGCTCGAGCAAATCAATTTGGTATTTAATATCTACAATCTTATCTTTGTTTGTAAGAATTTTGTCTCTCAAAATAAGATGCATTTTTGTAAAGATTTCAATGTCAAGTAAATCTTCAATTACTTGACGTCGCTCGAAAGGCTTGAGCTGCATAAACGGTGTGAAACCTGCAGAACCAATAACAACGATTTGAGTAAATGACTTATGATTCATTTTAAGAACATTAGTTTCAAATTGTTCTTGGTATTCTCTTACACTTGCATTTTGATCAATTAGTGTACCATCTTGGTAAACTTCAAAGATAGCAGGTTTGATACCACGGCGTACAAGATAATTCTTATTATTAGTAGTAAACTCAACTTCAACTAAGCACGCTTTATTGGTAATACTATTAATAAGCATTGGCTTGTTGATATTACGATAAGGTTTACCATAGAGAACAAACGAGATAGCGTCAAGAAAGGTAGACTTTCCTGCACCGTTTTCACCGACAATGAGTGTCGATGGGGACTTATTGAGTTTCAACTCAGTAAACTGATTTCCGGTCGACAAAAAGTTTTGCCACCGGATATTACGAAAATACAACATAATTTAGTCTGCGCTCAACGCCTCGTGATAGAGATCATAAAATAAATTTTCCATTGGCTTTGGTTCATTCAAATTAAGATTACCAATATAGTTTTTGATAATTGTAATAGTATCTTCAGCCTCATTTATTATATCATTATCATCAGAAATGTCAAGGTTAAAATTGTCTTCAACAACTTGCATATGTGCTGGGGCTGCAGCATTGAGTTTATCAATGTATAGATCGAAAACATAAGGATTGTTTTTAGTCTTAACAATAACTTTTACATGTTTATCAACTAAGTGAGAAAAATCAACGTTAAGTAATTCTTCTTGATTAGACTCGCTGTCATCATAAAAAACTTTATGAAACATAGTGTGTGGATTTTTTACATACTCCATTTCACCAGTCTCAGTATCAAGAATGTGGAAACCACGATCGTCATTATAATCTGACCACGTCATTTCATACGGTGCACCAAGATAGTGGATGTTATCTTTAGATGATTTGTGATGAAAGTGACCAGAACATACCATGTCAAACTTTGTAAAGTCACGATGTGATAAACCATGATCGTTCATAGCGCCACGATACATTTCAAATCCTTGGAACTCGAGATGACCAAGAACAACAGAAGCATTAGTAGACTTAACAACTTCCATTGCACTTTCATAATTTTGATTATTGATCCAAGGTAGCATCAATACTTTAAGACCATCTAAGTCGACTTCAGTTGCTTCTTCATACACATCAAATGAGTATTCATTTAAGAGTAAGTTTGGTGCATTGACTCGGTTTGTATTTTTGAAATAGATATCATGATTACCTACAATACAATGTAATTTAATATCACGTTGTTTAATTTGATCGAACCAATAATCTTTACACCGACTTAACGTGTCATAGTTAACATACTTACGGCGATCAAAAATATCCCCAAGCTCAACAATTGTTGATATACCATGCTCATCGAGATATGGAAAGAAAAAGTTTTTATAGAACTCAGAAAAGAATTCATGAAATTGTATACTATCACCGCGAACTCCAAAATGTTGGTCAGTAATTAAAGCTACTTTCACTCAGCATCTCCTACAAATTTTTCGACGCCGGCTAGCTTTTTCTCTTTTGGTTTATTTTTCTTTTCAAACTTATCAATGATTGGCTTCATTTTTTCGTTTGTAATATCAAAGTTAGAATAACCATTACCGCCTTCTTCTTCCAATAAATCACTACTAATAACTAAATTTTCTAGAGATTTATATTTTACATACGTTTGCTTCTTTTCTTTTTCAATACGTCGCAAAAAAGCGTACCAAGAAATTTGAGTAAAGTATGCAAATGGATTCTTTGATTTTTCAGGATTAAAGCTATGAACTGCGACAACACAATTTTCTAAAGCGTCACTAATCATTTCATCTTTATATGTATAACCGACAAAGTTACCTTTAGTAGCAAGTTTAGTAGCAATCATCACAAAACAATTACCAATGTTTTCTGGAATGCGAGGAACTGGTTTACCATCAGCTTCTGCTTGCTTACACTTTTCTTTATAGTCGCAAAGCAAACCATAAAATTCTTTATTGTTAATATACTGTGCCATGTTAACTCCTAGTGAATCGCGGTGTTAGACGACATTCTTTCAATGAAAGCGTACATTTGTTCTTCGATTTCTGACTCGCTGACATATTCGTCTTCGTAATCGTCGAAGAGTTGTTGATTTCGCATTTGTTCTTCATGTTCATATGCTTCCTTAATACCAATTAAGTTTCTCTCATAATACCTAGAAACTGTTTCAAGCACATCATGATAGACATGCATCACACCTTCCATTTTAAAATAAGCTTCAAAGGATTTAGTATAGAACGGATACTTAGTAAAATATACGGAAGGACGACCATCCTCTGAATACCTATATTTTATCATAAGTGGGTCTATAATGTCAATCCCTCGATCATTAATACCTTTGAGTTTACCAATGATTTCTTCACCTATGATTGTTTTAATCATAACTATTTCGTGTTCCATTAGATACCTACGCTATAGATTTTGTAATCGAACTTTTCTTCATCATAAATTTTTACTCTTTCCATTAGGTGTTTAAGAGTAAAGTTTGTTTTGCTCTTCCATGTAAGATCATCTGATATATCATAAAGAGTTGCTTTAGTTTTTGTATCTGACTTACGAAGAGCGCGCCCAATTGATTGTAGATTACGTATTTTAGATTTAGAAGGACTTGCAAAAACAACAGAGTGCAAGTTTTTAATGTTTACACCAGTGGAGAACGTACCATAGCTAGCAATAATAATAGCATTACTTTCTCTTTCAACGATATGTCTAATGGTATCTCGTTCTTCTCCAGATACTCCGCCATAAACGAAGAATACTTTTCTATCATTAGCTTTTTCCTGAATCATTTGTTCTAAAACTTTGCCATGCTTTTCTACATATTGGAAAAGAAGAAGTGTATTACCTTCTAATGACAAAGATAAGTTAGTAATAAATTTATTGCGAGCTTCATTTGTCACAAGAAAATCCATTTCATCCATGTAATTCATTTTTGAAACTAACTTTCTTGTTTCGTCTGGGTACGTTAAATTTATAATCTTGATATTAAAGTCAGCAAGGTGTTGCTGCTCCATTAATTTCTTTGTGGTAGTTACTTTTTTAACAGGACCAAACAAACCTTCCAATACAAGTTTATGAGTTTGAGTCCCATCCAATGTTCCAGTAAACCCATAACGATATGGTGTATCAATAAGCTTAGTCATAATTGAAGTAAGTGACTTTGCTTTAAAAAGGTGTGCTTCATCACCAATGACTACATCAAATTTTTCAAACCAATCTTTACGTAGTTTATAGATAGATTGCCACGTAGTAATAACAATAGGCTTTTCTGTATTTTTATCTTTACCAGAAAAAATCTTATGGCAATACTTTTTTGACTTAAATCCATAATCCTCAAAGTCAGAATACATTTGATGTACAAGCGTGGTGGTAGGTACAATGATAAGTGTTGGCCTTAAGTGCCAACGCATAATCATGTATATAATAAACGATTTGCCAGAGGCAGTGGGAGAAAGATATAAACCGCGAGAATTACGTACGGCATCAACGAATGCATCAATTTGATAATCTCTTGGTTGCATTGTAAAGTTTTGTTCTTCAAGAAATTGTTTAGCTTCAACCAAAGAGAAATTATTAGCTGAGTGGTTATATTCATATTCGACCTCGTATTGTCTTTCTTTTGCGAATATTTCTACATACTTCATAAGACCAGCATAAAGATACTGGGTCATAGTATTGTATAGGCGAATATTACCATCCCAAACTTTATGACGATAAGCCGGCATAAACTGCGCGCCTGGTACTTTAAACGTAAAGTAATCTGACAATTCTTGAGCAACACCCATATCGTCAGTCATTACTTGATTGTGCACTTCATCTACTTTACGTATATACAGTGTACTCATCCACCAACCTTAAACTTCTCCCAATCAATTGCTGACTTAATTTGAAAACCTCGATTACTAATAATCTTAATTATCGAATCAAGCAAATCAACTTTTTCTTGTTGATATGCAATCTTTAATGTAAACTGTATGACATCACTATCAGCGTCAACATAATTGCCAGCATCGCTGCGCAATATTCGTCCTTTAGCAGGTAACTTCCAACCTCTTTCAATATGCTCTTCAGTAGGTCCATCAATGTAAAACTCTTGTTTTTCTAACTTTAATTGTTTGAGTTCTGCTTTAAGCTTTGTTAATAACAATCTTTCTTTCGAAAAGATTTGATAATACTTGTGGTGCAACTTAGCAAGATCTAACGCTGACTGACCTAACTCAGTTCTATCAACTTCAGCATCGTTTCTCCACAAATCAAATATTTCTTCAAGTGTCATGTATAGCTCACCTATTCATATTAATAAACTATTATAACACAAAATTACAAAGAAGTAAACTTATATGTAGTAAATCTAAAGCTGGCTGTCGCGGTTATGTATTCAATTGACGTGTCTTGTGTATTCATATCAATGTCTGTTAAAGTTGTAGGGAATAGATCTTCTATTTCTACTCGAACAACAGGCGTCATTGAACTTGACATAATTAAAAGATAAGCGTCTGAGTATATTCCATCACCTGTATAGTTTGGCTTATCTGCTAAATCTTTGTATTGCTTATAATCTTCTGGGAATCCGAGTCCCTTAATCCAATTAAAGATTTCGATATAATTACCAAGATCTTCATTAATTTTAAAAGTAACATTGAGTTCACCAAACGTAATATGATCTCCAATAACAGGAATAGCTTTAAATGGTGTTGGTCTATCTGATGTGCCTAGTGCAACGCCAGGTAATGTTACATTTTGAACAAAGAAATTAAACTCTGGTAGCTTCTTAATACTAAAAGAAAACCCAGTAGGTGACAGCATGTTTTTATTGAAGTTTAGATCTGTTAAAGGCATACTCGTAATCTCATGTTAGATACTATATTTATACTACAATAAAAAAGGGGGCCGAAGCCCCCTGTACATATTTTAATTACTACAACAACCAGAGCAATACTAAGACCAGCCCTCCTCCTAAAGCTGCTGATGGAAGATGAAGTTTTCCAATCAATGGTAAGTTAAGGTCCATAGTTTTTCTCCTCGTTAATGCCCATGCGGGCGAAACAAAAAAAAGGAGAGACCGAAGCCTCTCCCTAAAAAGTGATTCCTATAGGAATTCTTATTTTTATTACAACAGGTTGGCGACTACAGTACGACGGTAGTAAACGTTAGAGTCTTCCGTAAGAGCACCTGAAGAAGCACCAGCACCAGTGTGGAAAGGATTAGCGACCATGCCGTAGCGAGTCTTGAATCCAATCTTAGGCTGGAAGGTGTCTTGGTCAACTGCACGGACCATCTGCAGAGGTACGTATGGGCAGTAGAACAAGCCAGCATCAAATGCATTTGAACCCTTATAACCGATAGTCATGTAGTTACCGGTAGTGTAAGGATCGATGTAGACACGATAACGACCATTCAGTACACCAGCGAAGGTGTTACCAGTATCGTCAACTGCCAAAGAGTTAGAGTTCAGAGCAGGGGTGTAATCAAGAACACCGGCCATTTGAAGAGCAGAAGCTACGTCAGAAGAGCAGATGATGATGTTACCCTTACCGCGACGAGTTGCTTTTGCAATCGCGTTGGCTTCACGCTCGATGTGGAACATCAAGCCCTTGAACTTCTCTACAGACCAACGACCGTTAGCGTCAACGTCAAGGTCAAACTTACCAGCAGTAGTAGTTCCAGCAGAAGAACCCTGTACAGCCGTTACGTTGATCGTACGAATAACTTCACGGTTGATTTCAGCCAGGATCTCAGCAGCAAGGATGTTGCTGAGCTCAGCTTCAGCGTCCAGACCATGAACTGCTTTCAGATCTTGCGCCAGCTCTAAGCTGTAATCAGCCTTCAGAGCACGTGACTTGGCAGTTACAGTTACCTTATCGATAGAGAAGGCCATTTCGCCGAAAGCGAGTGAACTGTTGCTGCCCAGTGCTTCTGCAGTAGAAGTAGGCATACCGTCAGCGAAGTTGTATACGCCGTTAGCTGCCAGATCACCGTCAGTGTCTGCATCAAAAGAAGTACCAACATTCTTATCACCGATAGCATCAGTGCCACCAGAGATAGTAGACTTAGCGGTATTAGCTTCGTTGTAGAATGCCTCGTCGCCAGTCTGGTTAGAATGACGTGACTTCATGGCAAAGATGAGGCCAGTAGGACCAGTCATTGGCTGGACACCACAAACGTCATAAGCCATTAAGTTAGGAAGTGCACGACGTACCAAAGAAATCAGTACAGGATCGAAACCTTTAATTTCGCCAGCAGTGGCACCCATGCCAGCACCAACAACGTTAGTTGGCGTTTCTGCGAGCAGAGATTGATCAGCACCCATCTCAGCATTCTCGCGGAGGGCACGCTCGGTGTTCTCAAGAACCATAGCCGTTACAGCGCGCTTGTGTGGATCAGCGATCTCAGGAAGATCAGGATGTGAAATCACTGCTTTCCACTTGTTTTGAATTTGCTCATTTAAATTCATATTAGTATTACTCCTATTATTGGGATTTTACTTATCTATTTATAAAAAAGTTATTTTCTAGACGTTTTAGAAATTGCTTGGAAATAATGCTTCATTTCTTCTGGAATTACTTCAGAATCTTCTGAATCATCATTAGAACCAACAGAAACTTCTTCATCAATTAGACCAGTAGATCCCTCGTTATCTTTAGTAGATTCAGTGAAATACTGTTCCTTAATGATCTTCAGTTTTTCTTCATATTCTTCGTTAGAAGAGTACTCAATACCCTCTGACAAAGAGCGTAGCTTTTCAACTTGCGTATCAGCCAAACCTTCAGAAACTTCTTCGAAAGTATCTTCGATACGTGCTTCATTGACCATAGCAGTCAGCTTAACATTTTCAGCTTGGGCCGACTCTAATGATTCTTCCAATTCATTGACTTTAGTTTCAAGATCACCGATAAGGTCAACCTTTTCTTCAGGAACTTCAACGTAGCTCTCGGCAAAAAGACCTTTTAGACCTTCAATAAATTGCTCAGTGACCTGAACACGGAAGTTATTTTCAAGTTGTACTTGATTTTCTTCCATCCACTTCTCAACAACATAGTCCATATACTGATTAACTTGCTCGTGGAGCTCGTCAATAGATGCCGTTACTTGCTCTTCAAGCTTAGACTCAAACTCTTCTTCGAGTCGAGCAACTTCAAGAACAACACGATTTTGTACAGCAGCTTCAAACAAAGTAGAAGCCTTGTCGCGGAAGTCTTCTGACAGATCATCTTGATCAGACAGGAGCTCATCCATATCTTCTTTCATTGCTTTAGCAGGAACTGCAACGCGTGGTGAAGGTACACCAGCACCGCTGTTTGAGATAGAACTTGCGTTTTTACCAGATGTATCAGGCACCGAGTCAGCTTCTTTTCCTACTTGAGCAAGAGTCTTGTCCAAGAAAGAAGAAAGATCCTGTTTCGTCATGCCAGCTACATGCTTCATTAGGTCACCTAACATCTGTGACTTGCTTGAAGCTTTTGGCTTGAGTGAAGCGGCAGCTTCAGTTGCTTCGTCAAGAGTTTCCTCTTGCTCTACAACTTCCACATTCTCTTCAACTTCAATAGTATTTTCTTCAGACATTTAAAATACTCCTATTTTATTTTGCATATTACAGTATTTATAAAAATTAAATATTCGAGATTTCAGATAAAAATCGTTCAAATAGTTGTAATTTTTTCTGTTCATTGAGCTTTTTCTGACGAACAGAGTTTTCAACTTCTTGTTGAATTTCCTGGGTTGAACGTGCAACTGCTTTTCCCTGATCCCACACCCATTCGACACCTTCCATAATTCCGTTTACAAAAGCATCAGGTGCGGATGGATCAGCTACGATATCTGCAGCAGTTGCAAGATAAAAATCATCCTGAACTTCCATCACCCCGTCTTTCCCTTCCTTAAGAGATCCCATTCCACGAGATGATACACCAAGTTGTGCGCCGTCAGAAAGTAAACCTTCAACGATTGTACCCATTGGTGTAGAAGAGATTTTTGCCTTACCAATAAAGTTATCGCCATCGCGACGTAACTCGGTAATGATATGAGAAACTCGATCGAGATTAATTCCTGGTCCGTCAGGATGACCGAGCTCACCGTATGCTCGACCTTTAGATACGTTTTCGCTTACATAACGACTAACTTCCTTCTCAAGGATGTCAGCATCATAGCGTCGACCATTGCGGTTTGGAATATTGCCTTGCAGAAAGATACCTTCAATGAACAAGCTTTTCTTGCCGTCAGCATTCTCTTCTGTCAATACTTTAATTGACTCAGTAATCTCAGTGATGAGTTTCATGTTTATTCCTTATGAAATGTTATATGCTACTGAAGTAGCTTTTACATTAGCATCTGATTGTAAGTTTTGCGTAGGTAACTTATCAACAAAAGAAATTGATCCACCTGGCATGGTAAAACCATAACCAGTTTCTACAACAATTACTAAGTGAGCAGCGGTGTCACTATTATAGAGTCTTACAACAGACGCGTCTGAAACAGTATTAGCAGTACCAATATTAATTTCAGCAGACTTTAAACGTAAGATCATGACTTATCCTTTTTCTTTTTGTCATTTTCTTCTTCGTCATCATCTTCGTCTTCGTCATCATCTTCGTCTTCGTCATCTTCTTCGAAGATCATGTCGAGAAACTTTTCAAAGCTTTCGTCGCTTTCAAGCATTTCATCAATCCATGCTTTTTCTTCTTCGTCAGCTTCTTCTTGGTAAAATTCTTGTACTGCTTCGTCGATGATATTTAAAAAATGAGTAGGTGAGTGATCTTGCAGATTTTCTTCTACTGCAAAAATAGTTTCTTCGTCGAGCTCGACTTCTGTTAGTGCTTGACGAACATCGTCAATACTAAAGAAATCAGCAGACTCATATACTTCTTCATCTTCACCAGGCTCGTAACCTTTGTGAGGAGAACGCTTATGCTTTTTAGCTTTAGCAGCTGCAGCATCGTGTTCTTTTTTGCCAGGCCCATCGGTAACTTGAACATTGTCAGTATGCTTATCCATAAAGCGCTGTTCATCTTCACCTTTAGCCTTATATTTTTCTAAAATACTACTTAAATATTCAGACATCTTGAGGTTCTTCCATTTCTGTTTCGAATTCTTGTTCCGGTTCTTCAACTTCTACTTCATCTTCAGCTGACATTTCAAGCTCATTCATTTCTGCTTCGTCATCAGCTTCAACTTGTGGGTTGAATACCGAGCTCGCTACTTCAGCATACTTAGTATCTAAAGCAGCATCAATTCTAGGTTGCATGGCCGCTGAAAAAGCTTTCATTGCTTTTACAGGTTTATCCTCTACAGCAGCACCAATAAAGTCAGTAACATCAGTCATAATATTTCTCCAAATAAATTAATACCTATATTTATATTTTACTCTGTTTCTTGATCAGAATCCATTATATCAGCATCATTATAGCGTGGATCTGTTTTTTCTGATTTAATTTGTTGATCCAATTCTTGCATTTCATTTTCAGATTGTTGAAGAATATATTTACGAATGTATTCATGAGAATAGTATTTACCTACATATTCATCCATTTCTCGCATGAGATTTGATCTATCTCTCATGATTTCCATATTTTTTAATTCTTCAAAATAATTATCAACTGCATACTTGTAGTTGATTCTGCCTTTCCACTCTTTCCAATCTTCTGGAGTACAAATGCCTTTTAAAAGTAGTTGTCTTTCTAAAAGTTTAGTAAACAACTCTGAGAACTTAGCTCTCAATCGTGTAACAAATTTTGAAAACTTAACTTCATCACGACTAATTTCAGTTGCTCGACCCATTGTATATACAGAATCTGGATTTAAACGAGTATTTGGTACATTCAATGAGCGATAAAGCAATGTTTGAAAGTACAAAATATCTTCAATCTCACCAAGATTTTGTCCACCTGGAAGTGTGGTAATTTCAGTACCTCGACCACCTTCTCTTCGTGGTAACCAGAAATCTTCGAGCATCGTCATAAACTTACGGTCGTCTCGAATTTCACCAGTTGATGAGTCATAAACAACTTTATTTTTAAATTTAGCCATGATATCGTTGAGGTATTGCTCTGCTTTAGCTTTTGGCAATCCACCAACATCAACATAAAAAATTCTACGCTCTGGTGCTCGTGAAATACGATAAATCACCAAAGAGTCTTCCATTGATCTTAACTGATTCAATGGACGAATAGCCTTATGTAAATATGATAAAATAAGACTATTTTCTGAGTTTTGGTATCCACTAGTACAATATACTACTGAATCTTTTGCAATTTTCACACCTTCAGCTTGTGAAGTACTACCAATAGAGGTAGGTGAACCTGCAGCATTATAAGTTGAGTGTGATCCGGTTCTCTTTAAAAATCCTGATTGGTTATAGAGATAATATTCACCAACAAGCTTTTCAATCGTAACACCTGATTTATTCTTTTCTTTCTTTACTTCTCTTACTTTTTTAATGTTACGTGGATCAATATAACGAATTTCTGCAATTCCATTTTTAGGATTAGAATCATCAATGAGTACATGATAATATAATCGACCATCAACGTACCAACGCCTAAACAACTCATAACTGAGTCTATTAAACTCTAACAAGTCTAATACATTTTCAAATTCTTTAATGATTGTTTTCTTGATAGAGTCTTGTGTGTCAACATCATCTAAAATAATAGAAACTGTTTCTTCGTCTGAATCTTCAACGATTGCTTCATTGCAAACATCTTGTACAGCAAGATCAACAATAGGATCTAAAGCAATCACTCTGTACTTGTTAACGAGCTCGGCTTCAGTTCTTACCGAGCCGTCCAAATCTACGTAAGTACCATAAACACCACCAGCCGTGACAGTTAACGCGCCGTCATCGTTAGTGGGTGGTACAAAGGAGACCAGCTTTTCTTGTTGCTGTTTCTCCTTTTTACGATTTATTTCAAATCCAAAAAGGTCCATTCATTTCTCCGAAAAAATACTTAGCGGGGCAGAAATATTTATCTACCCCACTAAGAACTCACTTATGAACCTGGCTGCATATAATCAAATGCCCAAGTCACCGTATACGTACCGATGGTGTCGGTAGTATTCCAATCTAATTCAATTGTTCCTACATCAGCTGGCCAGCAACCAGTTAGAGTATAAGTCTGCAAAGTTGATCCAGTCTTACCGTAAAGACGAATCGTACCATCTTCTTTATAATCTTCTGGTGAACCGTATGAACGAATGTTAGAAGGTCCGTCATTAACCTTACGAGCCCACTCTTCGAGTACACGTCGTTGGCTAAAATCTTCTTCAATCATTACAGTCGTAGTCCATTCTGCAAATGTCCTATCGCCAGCAATCTTAACTTTTCGTCCGAAGTAAGGTACTTCAATGATACCAGTCGTAAACGTTGGTACCTGAGAAGACATACACAGAAGGTTAAACTCTTCACCGAGTGTAGTTACCTGTACTTCGAACAGAGTGGGACGAAACCCACCCTGTGATAAAGCATTACTCTTAAAGTTCTCAACCGAAAATGCCATTAGTTTATTCTCCTATTAGTTTTCTCTTCTATTTATTAAAAATTACCGATAACTTCGGAGAATTCTACCCCAGTTCGTACAGCGACAAAGTTGAGCTGGATGAAGTTGATTGAGCGAGCCGGCTTGATGTAAATATCACCAATAAACTCGTTACGATCAATTACTTCGCCAGTGTTGTTTGTCTCGTCACATACTACTACGAAGTCAGTAATACCTCGTCGCCCTTGAACATCTCGCAAGAATGGAGAAACAAGGTTAACAAAAGAAGACCGAGTAAACTCATCATTGAATTCAAAGAGAGTAAACTTAGCAGCAGTTGCAATCGCTTTCTCGAGGACGATAAAGAGGCGTCGTACGTTAATTCGGTCAAAGGCAGAAGGCTTGGCAAGAAGAGTCTTGTCGCCAAACATTACAATACCTTGGCCTGGGAAGTTAACAATTGGGTTGACACCATTCTTATAGAGAATATCTCTTTCAGCTTTACGTGGGTTCCAAGCCAACTTAATAACATTCTTAATGTTACCACGGTTGAAACCAGCAGGTGACCACCATGGATCGCGTGATTCATCTGTGTAAGCACAGAGACCAGCAGTGTCGCCATTAATTGGTACCCAACGATAAACATCATTATACTTATCATACATGTACTTATAACCACTATCAAGTACACCATAAGAAGATGATCGCATTGCATTTCTAAACTGTACAACGTCAGCTTCTTCATCTTCGAAAACGTTATTTACAACATCATTGTAATGAGGTGAAGTAAAGACTACACAATCCTTACGCTTTTCAGCAATATTATCAATTAAGTAATTGCCGAGTTGCTCACCATGTACACCACCACGTGACTTACCAGTCAATACAAGAGAAATGTCAATGTCTTCAGCAGACTTAAATACATCGTATGACTGAATAACTGCGCCAATTGATGCGCTGCTCTCGTTTGGACCATCACGTCCACCAATCATTGACTTGGTGTATGGAGTAGTATTAGTTGAGGTGGCCAAATCATCAGCATCTGCAGAAGCAGCACCTGATAAATCGGTAGCCCACCATATATATCTTGAATTATTATTCAATACCTCTTTATAGTAAAGAGAAGCACCGTCTTCTGACTTAGCGTCAATAGCGCGTGACAAACCACCCCATACTTCTAAGATAGTGCCAGGAACTCCTGAAATTTTACCATCTTCGTCAGTTACAACAACATGAATTTCATCTTGTGCAGAGGTGTTACCATTTAATAATTGGTAAGTTGTTTGACCTGGCGCGCCTTCAACGAGACCCCAGTTATCCCAGTAACGCTCAAAAGAGCTAGGAGTCGTTGCAGTTGAAAGACTATAGCGATCATCAAAAGTAATTGCAACAGTGGCCTCGCCGGTCTCAGTAGAAGCTACTTCAGTTTTGGTTACTGAACCAATAGAAGTAATAGTAAGGTACTCTGTACCAATTGAGCTATTACCAACTTTGATTTTATCACCAACAGTCAGTAAAGCAATAGCTGAAGTTGCAACAGCAGCTGATGAGTTAGCATCACCAGTAGCACTATTTGAAATGGTGAGAGTTGCGGTATTAGATCCTACAACAAACGTTAAAGATTCGTCTTCGGTGTTTGCAGCATCAAACGTAGTTAAATCAATTGAACTATTAAATGCAGCCGTACTATCACACACAGAAACTTTTAATGAGTTACCTAATGCACCTGGATATTTTGCAATAAACTGTACATCATCATCAAAAGATCGTGGTGAACCATTTGCTGATTCATAGTTATCTTCGTTTTTGACAATATGTGAAGCAAGATTAGCAACATTAGTATTTGCAATTGCATTGAATACATATTCATCATCAAAAACTTGAATGCTTGCTGCAGCGTCTGTTGCAGTAGGAGCAGAAGTTAATTCAAAAACCGTTGAATTTGTTACTGCGTTTACAGTAGCAGACGCTGGAATACCAGGACCAAATACTGCCATACCTGCAACAACTGTAATAGCTGGAGCGGCCGAAAGTGTGACTGTGTTGTTTCCGCTTGACAAGGCGGCAGTCGCAGTTACTGTATTTCCTACAGTAGTACCCGCGCGACTTACATGCAAGCGATTACTATAAGCAAGATAACTTGCAGCTGTAAAGAACGTTTCTGCGTTAAAATTAGATGGCTTACCATAACGGGAAACGAGCTCGTCTTCACTAACTACGAGCGTAGATTTGCCCAATGGTCCCCAGCGAAATACACCACCAATTGCTGCATCGGTAGTTGCAACCGCAGGGATAACAGTAGTCAGATCAATTTCCGTTACGTTAACACCTGGACTTAATTGAAAAGGCATATTATTTTTCTCCTATGAAATGATTCATTTTCAAATTTTACTATTAAACAATGAATTATTTATAAATTCTATGATTTTAGAACGCTAATCATCAAACATCAAAAATGAGTCGCCCTTAGTAGAAACTACTGGTGCCTCTTCATATTGATCCATACCATTATCAATTATACCGAAAGGAGTTAACTCATTCAGTACTTGTTCGTCATTCATGTCTCTTAGTTGACTAATTGTATTTATATCTGTCAGCTCTTTAAAGAATTTTTGGTTACTTAACCAAGAAAATAAAACTAAACACATGACAAGGTCATCATGCGATCCAGTCTCAGCTTCCCAACTTGTACCTTTCTTACTAAACGTTGATAATTCTTTAATAGTATTAAAATCATTGATAATAACTTGGTTTTGTTCTACGAGTAATTTAAGCACAGAACAACCAAGCGATTTAACTGACTTTGTTGTTCTTACACCTTTATCACAACTTGTAGAAAAACCAGCAATAAGTCGTTTTCCACTTCTTCCATTGTTTTCGGTGAATAACATATTTTCATATTCATAATCTTCAAACAGGGTAGTAGAAACTTGCTCACCGATATCATTAATTTCTACCATTACTTGTGCCATATTAAAATGTTTTGCAATTTGGAAAATCATTGCAGCATAGTCAGTAGGTGTAATCATATTATTACGATACACTGCTACTTGATTATATGGCATAGTTGATACATCTATCACCTGAAATGCTGAAAAGTCTAATCCTTTACCACGAGATACGTCAACAACAATTGTGTATGTATGTCCAGGCTTGGGTGGATAATATAGTGACAATCCATCTTTTTCGTGAATTGGTTCTCTGTGTACTAATTCTTTTAACTTCCAACCAGCAATAAGAGTACCACTACTACCAAGAAACTCACATTCCATTTCTTGAGCGAATTTTTGTGTATCAAAATCCATTGCGGCAAGAGTTTCATCCCGCCATTTGTCATCTCTGCCTGGTACGTCTTTCCATTGTACTTTTACTAATTCATAACCATTAATTCTCTCCTCAGCACCTTTTACAGTCTTATAAAAATGATTAAGACCATTTGGTGTTGAAGTAAGAAGAATTTTGGTGGTTGTACCAGATGAGATCGTAGGCATTACTGAAGCGAAAAATTCGTCCCAGTTTTCTACGAATGCAGTTTCATCAATATACAGAAAGGATACTGACTTACCACGAATTGCAGAAGACGATGTCGCTCCTGCTAAAATCTTAGATCCGTTTTCAAATTCTACGGATCCTTTGTTCCATTCCAAAACACCTTGTTGCATCCACTTAGGCAACGCTTCATAAGCTGTTTTAATCCTGTCCAAGATTTCACGAGCAGCATCTCCTTTATTTGCCAAAAGAGCCACAAGCTTATGATCATTAAACAGAATGTAATGAAGTATAAGACAGACTGCAGTCGTTGTTTTACCCGCCTGGCGACTTGTAACCACGCAGGTCCTACGGTTGTCTGTGGTTTTTTGAATGATGTCCTTCTGATAATCATAGAGTTGTATAGGTATAAGACCTTTATCTACGTGGACAATTTGAATATATTTCTCAGAAAAATATATAGGATCACCAGCACACTTTACAAATTCATGCACCATATCCTCGGTCCAATTAATATCAACATTGTTTCTTTTTAAGTTGACATTACCGAGATATGATTTGTAATTATCAATATCAGGTATTTGGTTCATCATCTTTATTCAATATTTTTAATAAATCACTAGTACTTCCCACAAACAAATTATTGTTGATAGTATCACGCGCTACTTTATCAATATCATCCTTTGTTAATTTTTTCTTTTTTTCGTGTACATCAAGAAGATCTTTATTTGTTTCTACCATTGTTTTAATCATTGCAGCTAATACTTCATAGCTACGAGGATGTTGAGATTGATCGGCAATGGCCATCATCTCATCAATAGCAGAATGACCTTTTTCAATAAGATCATATAAATTTTGACGAACGTAATTAGCATCAGTTTCAATCTGCTGCTGATTTTCAGTCATTGGTTCATATACAACCGGGACTGCTTTTTCTTCTTTTTCAATAGGATTAAGATTTAAAATCTCACCAATAGAATCATTAGCCATATTATTCACCATCTAAAGGAGTTAGCGGTCCTTCAACATTTACGATATAATCATAGTTATCTGTCGATTTAATCTCTGAGCGGGCCACCGTCAAGTCTGCGTTCGTAGTAGGATTACCATTAGCATCCAATCCGGGAGTTACAGTTATACGATCAACTACTGACGTATTTGCAATTGCATCGCTAATATCATCAAATAATGTTGCATCGTAGAACTGAGTATTTGCAAGGTTGATAATACCCTGCCGTTTGGTTGGTCCAAAGAAAAAGCCTTTCATTGTAAAATCTAATGTCCAAATCAAAGCACGTCTTTCTTCAAACGAACCTTCATACACATCGTCCTGCGCGGTACCGGTAAGTACTAATGGAACGTCAAGTGTAATGTTAGGATCTGAAATAAGTTGAACTGTTGTCGTCCATTCTGGAGTAAAGTATGGAAGAATTTGTTCTATAATCATTGTACCATCGGTAGTGTTTTTAACAAAGATAGATAATGAAAAATTAATATCATAAGGAACTGGGTTGTATTGATACTTCCTTATTGTATCATTTGTATCGTAATCTTTCTTAACAAATTTATTAATGGTTGATAATTTTCTTTCCGGTGCATAATTAAAACCAGTAATTTCAAATCCCATACGAGGAAGTGTAACTGCAAAGGCTCGTTCTTGTGGATCAAGGTCATCTAAATTAGCACCTTGTATTCTTGCTAAGAATTTTTCTCTTGGTCCATAAGCTAAAGGAACTTTAAACGAGCTAACAGTTCCACCGGTAGAGTTAGTACGATTTACAAAAATATCATTAAACAATGTGCCAAATAAGATAACATATTTTCTCAATGTGCCATGATAGAAAGTTGTTCCAAACATTAGACGTCACCCTCGCTAAATGGATCTATTTCTGTAAAGTCAATAATAGAATCACCTGAGGTTTCAAACGTACTATTTTCTGCAAAAGGATCACCGCTGAGATCATAATTATCTGTAAGACCAGCAGCTCGACCAGTATTTGCATTCATTGTAATTTCACCATTGGCCGCTACTGTAACATCATTGGCTGCAGCAATTGCCACATTTTGTGAAAAGACTTCTTCAAATCTATCAATTTGTTGAATACCGGTATCGAGTTTTTCATTACTGTATTCAAACAATTCACATCGTAAATCATAACATTGCAAAGCACCCATTTGATAAAACACAGGTGCCTCGTGTTCTGCAAACTTAATTACATATACTTTATCAGTGAGTGGGAAGTAAATAAGATCACCTTCTTGTGGTCTATTATTAACTTCTTCTGAACCAATTTCTTCAGCATACACTCTTTGTGACACAGTAAATGTAATTTCATCACGTATTTGAACATTGAATTTAGAAAGAAAGTCACCTTCACCTTCAAATCCTTCAACGTTCTTAATATACATTTCAATAAGATAAGCCCTATTATATTCTGAAACTCTATCTTCATTGAATACATTATCTACATTTTTTAAAGCCCGCGGACAATAGTATAGATCATGTCCATACATACGTATAGATTCAATGATGAGATCTTCGATTAAGTTTTGTTCTGCATAACTGTCGAAGTTATTAAAGAATACATTTGTGACCATAAACGGTTGACATTCTCTCGTTGTTTGTGTATAATAATTCTAAGGTTTCTACTATTAACCAATCATATCCATAACCGGAAGAGAATAGTTATTAATCATCTCGTCTTCTAGTCGTTTAATCTCTGTATCAGCATCGTCGTATATTTTGGCACCGTTAAAGGTTACACCGCCAGGAAGTTGCATACCTTCAAATTTTGTAAGGTTGCTTCCCCACTGTCTTTTAATTAATTGTGAGCAATAATGTTGTAGCCACCTATCATTCCATGCGTCTGTATATACTGCTGGATCTACAATTTGATAGGCTTCAACTAAAAGGTATTGACCTTCGTTAAGATGTTGTTTTGTTTTATCTAAATGAAGAATATTTCGGTGACGATTATATCGAATAGGTGTTTTGCCTACGAGAATTTCTTGTACTAAACCAAGATGTTGAAGAGTCATATAATAATTAACTAATCCAACATTAGTAAGCGTATATAAATCGTTAAGTGCAATCTGATATCTAATATTAAAAAGATCACCGGCCGAAGTAGCAGGATCACCTAATTCAAATACTTTTACCACGCCAATAATGTTTTCTGGTAGCTCGATTGCTTGAGTACTAACTGTATTGGCGTCGATTTGGTGTTTATAATAAATTTTTTCTGTACCGTCAAAATGGTAATCATAATAAAATCGCAACGCCTGATCAACACGATCATCAATTTGATCGTCATCGACGTTAATTTCAATAACTGGTTTTCCTAAAGAGCGAAGGCAATATTCTTTAAATTCGTCTCTTGTAGTTGGAACTGCCATTTCTTATGACTCCGTGTATATACTATTTTATTTATTAAACCATGTTTTCTTATTAAGTGTCTGTCATATAAACAGCATTAAATTGAACTACTACATTTGTTCTAGTGTCGGCTTTTCGCCAAGTATTTCCGCCGCCTGTTCCTGTTGCACCATTGTATGTTTTTTCTGTTTGTGTATCTGTTAAATAGCATGTCGAGTTTCCAGCTGCCCATGCTAATACAGGCAATGCATATCCTTGATTTGGATTTAAACCATCACTTATTCTTTCGAGATTTCTATGAATAGGTGATATACAACATCCACTATCTTTTGGTGTAAACGGCAACGTGCAAGACAATGTTAAATTACTATTAGCTGTGCCAGACAATTGAAAATACGAGCTAGCATTAGACCCTTCACTACCTCTAAATGGTCCTTCAATAGTGACAACTTTGCCTATTTTAACGTACTTCATTTTTAAAGTATCAGAACCACTATGTGAATCTGTTAAAGTAATATCAAAAGTGCCTTCTTCGTAGTCGTCTAAATAATTAGCCGAAACAGTACCGCCAAGATACGCACCGCCTGAGAGATAGAGGTCTTTAAATCTTCTACTATCTTGTCCTAAATCTATAGTAGCATCGATGGAAGCGCCGTTTCTAACTGGCAATATTTTAGCAGCGTTGCCATGACACAATAAACCAGCACCATTTGTAGTACCTCCCTGAATATATAAACTGTCACCACCCTCAATACCAATACTACCAATATTGGTGCCATCTTCTCTGAATTGAATTAATTGTCCGCCAGCATTATTCGTTTTATTTAAATAAAGCGCAGCGCCATCGAAGTCTCTAGATATAGAAATATAGCCGTCAGTACCAGTTATTCCGATACCGTCACCGGTACTAGCTGATATAAGAGTAAGGGGCGTATCAGTAGTACCAACAAGCACGTCGCCGCCTGATGTGATACGCATACGCTCTACAGGGTCTGTACTAGAAGCATTAGTCCAAAACGATAACCCTGTTCCATTTCCTGTACCTGTATTCTCAGCTTTAATTGCTGACCATCTTGCAGTACTGCCTATATCATTCGGCTGGGTACTAGGAGCAAGCCTAATTTCTACAGCGGTATTTGCTGTTGTTTGATTATTTTGAAGAACTAACGGAGTTGTTGTGTTTCCACCAGACTGCGTAAAAATATGAAGTGGTTTATCAGGACTATCCGTGCCAATACCAACGTTGCCGGAGCCATCGTCAGTAATAATCTGAAGCCAATCTTTATAGCTGCTAGCCCTATAGGCTCTAAGAAATGCATTATTGCCGTTTAGACCAAAAGCAAGCTGTGTATGGTTGTTAACGTTATGTCCAGCAAACGTAACCAAAGAAGCTGGCCCACTACCGCCTATGGATGCGGGGTAATTTGTTGCTGTAGAAAGATCGTCTGTTTGATAAAACCCCGGTTGTGATGCCGTATCTGCGTCTGATGCGGATATACCACTGTTTCCATACTTAAACGAACCACTTAAATCAACATCGCCAGAGCTATCAATCGTAATCGCAGTACTGGTAGAATTATCAACAATACCTGTGGAGGCAAAGTTAGTTAGCTTAGATGCTGAAGCATCCCAAGTTAATCCAGAAGTAACACCATCATTCTCATAAAAGATAACGTCACCGCTGGTATTAGTCTGGAAAATTTTTAAATTTGTCGTCCCGTCGTTTCGTTGAAATACATGAGCGCCGTTACCAGCAACCCCACGAGTCCTATAAAAACTACTTCCGGTTGACTGAACAATTTTTAGTTCACCGTCTGCATTATCAGCATCGTCTAAAGTTATTGCCGGAGTAGCCTCAGAAATTACTACGTCGCCAGTGAAAGTTATTTCGCCTGACGAAGCAATTGTCATTACTGTGCTACTAGCGTTATCGTCTATACCAGTAGAACTAAAATTAGTTAGCGGATAACTAATATCCGCTGGCTCAACTGTTCCTGCCGGAATTGCTAAACTGTTAAGGCGTGTAATCGCCATTGTTTATTCCTTTATGGTGTGTTAGCAGAAGGTTCTTCATCAGCTACTGGTGCACTTGCTGCAACATGAGCTTCGTACGCTGCAATTACTTCAGCAGTATGAACCGTTGCACAAATTCCTTGCACCTCTGCTGATTCACCTGCAGTATTTGCGCCAGGCTCAACTACATGCCGGTGAAAAGATCGTGAAATTTCTTCACCGTCTTTTTCAATAACTGTAGCAGTTCGTACTTGCACATGCTTATACGGTCCTACAACTTCGATTTTATCTTCTTCTGTTCTTTCTGTTAAAGCCATTGCTTTTCTCCTTTTGTCCGCCCCAATCTCCGAGTGGGGTAATTAAGTTGTTCTATATGTAATGGTAACTCTGCCATCAAATCCATTTCCAACATGGGCGTCAGTTAAAGCATTCATATTAGTGCTCGTATCTGTGGCTCTATAGTAAAACTGTACTGTAGAAGAACTATGCCACGCTGTCACCATGAGGGTACTATGGGTTACTGTAACTTCTTGATAATACCCCAAGGATCCCTGAGCTTCTAGTGCAGTTGTGCCCATTATATTAGCTACTGCGAATGGGAGACTGATAGCTACGGCACCTGTACTTGTTCCTTTAGTTGATTGAGTCCATCGAATATTTGCTGTTACTAAACTGCCTATTTTTACATAAGTACCTTCTATGTTAGAAGTCATAACTTGACCTGTATTACCCCCTCCATAGGTCAATGCAGGCGTCCAAGTCCCTTCTTCGTAATCGTCTAGTCCATTAGCCGCGGCTGTGTCGCCATTAAATTTAATACCGTCGGCGTCGATACGGATACGCTCTGTAGGTTCTTGATTGGACCCGTCTGCTTTATTACTGTCTGTGTGAAATGAGATATGTCCTAGTGGGCTTAACCTTAATTGCGCTGCCCCAGTGAAGCTATTAATGGCATAACTTTTCCACTGATTATTATTGTCACGATAACCATTTGAGGTTAGACAAGTTTCAAAAGACCCTTGATGAGTTAAGTTACCTATTCCATTTATTTCAATGAATGTGGTCCCTTGAGACCAAAAATCAGCTGGCATGCTTTGAAAGAATTGTCCGGTTAGTTTAACATTTCCGGAAACGTCTAATTTTTCAGCAGGATTAGTCTGATTAATACCTACTTTTCCACTGTCTTGATCTATAGCAAGATAATTTGCTTCAAAACCTCCAGTATCGGATGCTCTTTGAAACGTCAATCTACTATTATCAAATGCTATTCTAAATCCTTTTTCACCAACTGCACCGCCTGTATTTGTAAAGGTGATTATAGGATTAACTGCGCTTAGGTGTAGTAAACTTTGAGGGTCAGTCTCACCAATACCAACGTTGCCGCTACTGTCGATACGCATACGTTCTGATGTGCCTGTGCTAAACGCCATTACGTTTGCACTGCCACCGTCAGGGTCTACAGATATTTTTCCTGTTTGCGTACCTGCTGAGTCTTGAAAGAATATTTGCGCCCTGTTGTTGACGCTAGAGGATGATTGGAAAACAACGCCAGTATCATCTGATTTGAGATGCAAAATACCAATAGGATTTGTCTCGCCAATACCAACGAGGCCGCTTGAGTTGATACGCATATATTCAGTAGACCCTGCTTCGTTTCTAAATGTATGCGTTTGAGAATCAATGTTTGATACTCGGTTATTAGTGCCAAACTCTATGTATCCATCCGTGTTGCCAAGACGCATACGCGCCGCGTTTGTACTTGCTTCATAAACATGAAGTAGCTCTGCAGGACTCGTAGTGCCAATACCTACATTGCCACTTGAGGCGATGCGCATACGTTCCGCGGCGTTAGTTTCAAACGCCATGCTATCACCGCTGTGGCGATACAAAATTTTGCCAACTGTATCGCTGGCGCTGTCTCCAAATAGCACTTGGCAGTTATCGTCATCAGTAGAAACTAAAGAAAGTAAGGCGGCTCCTGATGCGCTTAGGGTCAGAAGCCTTGCAGGACTGTCAGTGCCAATACCAACATTGCCGCCATTAAAATTAAATGTATTAGCACTAAATTGCATACGTTCTGTATCATTGTATGCAAAGATAGAACCCCATATTGTACCACTTGTATTAGAAAATTGAATTCTAGAACTTTGAGCGTCTGCAGTGGGTTCTAGTGTAATTTGTGGAGTAGATGATCTTATACCAAAATCTCCACTAGTATTATTAAGCGTTGGGCCAAGAGTGAGTTTAGCATTTAAAGTTGAAAAATGTACGTCACCACTACCATTTAAAGCACCAACATTTAGAGCAGCGAGTGTAAATCCTGTACCGCTTCTATCAATCGTCGTTACAGAATTGTTAGCGTCGAGATCTGCATCTTCGAGACCATTAAACAAATAGTATTGTTCGTCAGATGCGTCTCTAAAGAAACCAGTATGAAGTGCTGTATTACCGTCATTAGAATAATGACCAAAGAAACCGATATCAATGACATCTGACGTCTCATTGTTCGAAGCGAGTTGAATAAGAGAATCTTCTACACGTAGGCTATCAGCATCGATAGTAAAATTATTTCCTTGCACAATAAAATCACCACCGACAGTTAAATTGTCAGCGGTGGTAATATTGCCGTAAAGACTAGGGATTGAAACAGAATTGTTCGCAGCAATTGTTATTGCTGTAGAGGTTGCATTGTCATCAATACCAGTAGAACTAAACGTCGTTAAAGGATATGATAGTTTTGCAGACGTAACAGCACCATTAGCAATCTCTGTTGCTTCAACAGTTGGATTAGAAATAAAATCTGCTAAGTTTCTTGCTTTAGACATTGATTATTCCTTATGCTGCTATATATGTTAATGACATAAACATATCTACACCTGAATTAGTAAAATCATTATGTTGAAGGTTAACGTAACCACTACCTTGATTTCTACTTATATACAAATACAAATTAGATGAAGAACTGCCAACATATGTATTAAGCTGTGAGTCTGCTGTAGCGCCCGATATTTGTGATGCACCCTCTGTATCAATATTTCTAAACATAATAGATCCAGGTGACCGTGCACCACTCTTACTAGCATACGGCAAACTTACTATAAAATTTGCTGCAGTACTAATATCACTTACTCCATTTATATAAATTTGTACGTGCACCACATTGCCTATTTTAGTGTAATTTGCTTCATAACTTGTAATTGTTCCTGTTCCTAATGTAGGAGTCCAAGTTCCTTCTTCGTAATCGTCAAGCGCGTTTTGTGCTGTAGTATCACCATTAAACGCGATACCACCTCCGACAGCATTACCTCTAAATCTTGCTACTTCTGTCCAAGTGGTGCTATTTTCTCGAGAAGATATAACTAAAGGTGTTTGTCCACCAGGATCTTCATTTTGAATTCTCCATCCATAACCAGACCCAAATGTTGATCCACGAAACTCAATTCCACCGTGGCCACTATTAGTAAGTGCACCGCCGCCGAGTCTTATATGACCTTTGTGTGTAGGAGCTGATGCAGATCCTGAACCAACATCAAGTAAATGTTGAGGACTATTTGTATTAACGCCAATATAACCATTTTCAGCAATTCTGAATCTTTCTGTTAAGGTTACAGGATCTCCGACAGTTGTAGTAGTGCCAACTGCATTTCTATATACAAATCTATCACTTATACTTACAGCGCCGCGGTCCCAAGCAACATTATCAGCACTTGATAAAAAAGCATCAGCTGTAGTACTACTTGGAAAACACCCATATCCTAAAACAAGTGCTGCGGAAGAGCGACTCGTACCAATTGTAACTGCTTCATCACCGGAGCTATTATAATAACCTGCTAATAGTTTTGTTCCTGCAGTTGAAGCAGCAGTACCTGTTAAAATATAACCATTGCGAACATCTAGTTTTGACGAAGGACTATCCGTACCAATCCCCACGTTGCCGCTTGGCAGCATATATAACGTATGAGTATACGCTGAACCATCAAAGTAAGACATTCTAAAAGTTGCATCTGTTCCATCACAATCTGAAAATAATTGCCATGCTACAACACTATTAGTATACCAATCTCCTTGTGGGCCATGATGTAAAATAAGTTGTGAAAAAGCAGAAGAACTTAATGGACTATTAACACCGAGAATTGAATTAGTATCTCCAGTATCAATCATTAATTGTGTTGAAGGGGACGAATGACCAATTCCAACTTTTCCATCAGAGTCGATACGCATACGTTCAGTATTATCACCAGTTGCAAATCGGAGGTCGGTATCACCAGATATATTAACGTGATGTGCTGCGATGCTTGAGCCTATTCCTGCTCCTCCGCTTGCGTCGTTTTGATAAAACTCAATCCCCCCTACTTTCCTGTCTACCGCACCGATAGTTGCAGGGTCATTTAAGCGAAGCACTGGGCTAGAAGAAGATGAAAGTTCTAACAACGTAGACGGATTATCAGTACCAATACCAACATAACCAGCACTAGAAAGCCGCATATACTCAGTCGGAGTGTTATTTAAAACCGAACTAAATGTTAATGCTACATCTCTACCAGCATTGGTAGCAAAACTTGCATTTTCTTTGACTGCAGTTATTCTTGCTGTGCCGCCTCGAGTGTCAGGACCAAGTGCAAGTCCTGCAGTTTGTGTTGTGGTATCAGAATTGTCTTCGTTGTAAATTTGTACTAATACACCACCACCAGTTTTTTCTTCTCTAACGTCTAGTCTCTGAGCTGGATTCGCAACACCAATACCGACATAACCATCTTTAATGAGAATATCTGCATGTGTTGTGCCAGAAATAATTGGCAATGAACCACTAGAAGTTCCTTCTCCAAATCCATAAGCACGATTTTCTGCATCATAGAACCAATCAACAAATACAGAATCAGAAGCAGAATCATCTATTCCTTCTAATCTAACTCCAGTAACGCCTGTATTTGTAGATTTTAAGCGCGCTATTAATTGTTCATCAGTTGCAACTGACAATTTAGCATCAGGACTTGTAGTACCAATTCCTACCTTTTCATTAGAGTCGATAGTAACTGCTACTGCATCTGCATTGTCATCAATACCAGTTGAGCTAAACGTTGTCAGCGGATATGTTAACATTGATGATGTAATAGAATTAGAAGTTGGAACTTGTGAATTTTCTCTA